CTCATCCAGATCCGCAACGCTGTTGACAACAACGGCAAGCGTATCCGTTTGACACCTAAGAAGATCGTCGCCGGTCCTTCTAACGTGTTCCAAGCTGAAGTTCTGCTCAAGAGCGTTTTGCGCACGGGCACTGCTGACAACGACATCAACCCAGTTAAGTCCATGGGCTTGCTGGCTGATGGCCAAGCTAACCTGTCACGTATCACCTCTTCTACCGCATGGTGGATTCAGACTGATGCGCCAGAAGGCTTGAAGCTCATGATGCGTCGTGGCCTAGAAAAGTCTATGGAAGGTGACTTCGAGACTGACTCTATGCGCTACAAAGCTACTGAGCGTTACACTGTGGGTTGGACTGACCCACGTGGCTTGTACGGTACAGCTGGCGTGTAAGTAGAATGCCCTGCCAGACACAATCTGGCAGGGTTTTTTCTGGGATTTTCCGGCGTATCTGACAGCCCCAGCTGACGTCATGCAGACAGATACCCACTAAACTCGCATGAGAGGAATTTAAAATGGCTACAACTACATTCTCCGGCCCAGTCGTATCTAATAACGGCTTTGATACGGGCACTTCGGCTTCTCCCCTTGTCGTAACTACGGCTCAAAACGTTAACGCTGCATTTGCTACAACATCTGCCACTACTGGCGATACACGGCTTAGCTACAACAAACTGACTTTTACCTCTACAGGTTCAGGCGAAACACTTCGTGCTTTTTCTGTGGTGACCGGCACAGGCGCAGCTACTGCTGGCACAATCAACGGCGCTCACATTTCTTTGGAAGTAGATGGTGCATCAGCTACTATTTCCGGCGCAGCTAACGCAATTCGTGCCACTTTAGGCGGCACTGATGCTACTCCTGGCGGCACTTTGGCTGTGATCCAGTTGGATACCAACTACACAGTTAATGCTACTTTGCCTGCAACAGCTTCGTTCATTCGCGTGACTGACAGCGGCGCAAATACAGGTGAAGTTCCTTTGTTGATGAACATTGAAACAGCACCCGCTGCTACAATTGCGCCAGCTGCAACTAGTGTCACTACTGTGTCTAAGGCAATCAAAGTGATGATTGGCGGCACGGTGTACTACATCCCTGCTTACGCTTCGTTTGCATAATGCAGATTACCAAGGAATTCTTGGAAACTGAAATTCGTGACCTTGAGATTGAAGCCCAGAAAGCCCAAAACTTTCTAATTCAAGCTCAAGGCACGATCTCGGCGTACAAAATGTTGGTGAGTCGGTTAGACGCACCTGAACCCGATACGGGAGAATAATTATGGCTGATGCAGTAACCTCGCAAACGATCCTTGACGGTGAGCGCTTGTTCATTGCCAAGTTTACAAACATTTCAGACGGCACAGGTGAAACCGGTGTTTTGAAAATTGACGTCTCTACACTTGCTCCAAATTCTTTTAATTTGGCTTGCAACGGTGTCAAGATCAACAAGATTTACGGAACTACCCACGGTATGGAAGTTCGCATCCTTTGGGACGCTACTACAGACCAGTTTGCATGGCAGATTCCGCAGAACACAAACTACCTGATGGATCTTTCGTCTTTTGGCGGTATCCCTAACAATGCTGGTGCAGGCGTAACTGGTGACGTATTGTTTACCACCGCGGACGCGAGCGCTGGCGACATGTATAGCATTGTGCTTGAATGTCTTAAAACCTACGCTTCAGCGTAAGTCAGGGGCTTAAAGTGAGTGAAGATGCCATCAAAACTGCTAGGGAACTAGCCACACACGCGTCAGACATTAAGCATTTGCAAGATGATATGGACAAGATGCTGGAGAGCATGAAGACCATGCAAGAGACTTTGGCCGCTATTGACAAAACACTGTCTGAAGCCAAGGGTGGCTGGAAGATGCTGATGTTGGTCGGAGGTGCCGGAGGCGCTGTTGGATCTTTTTTGACGTATCTGGCAAATGGATTGCCTTCCAAGTAAACAAAAGGGAAATACATCATGACAGTCGGAAAAGTTAAAGATTTCAACTTCTCTTCGGGCGGTATGACCAAGGGCCACACTAAAGATTTTACTTTCTCTTCAGACAGTAAAAGTAAAGCCAAGGGTTATGCTGATGGCGGCAGCCCTAAGTCTCAGGCCACAAGTCCTTCTCCTACAAGAGGTTTGGGCGGACGGCCTCTTCCAATCATGCAGCGTCCTTTGCCAGTGCCTCAGCAGTCAAGTATTGGCGGCCGAGACAAACCCGACAATTACGACCGAGACGGCAGCAACGCACGCAACCAGGCTATGAAGCTCGCCCGCCAACAAGAGAGATTCGGCGGAGGTATGCAGCGGCCCGGCGGCCCAATCAACACCCTGCCTATGCCTCCTCAACGGCCCGAGGACTTTGGTATGCCTCCACCGGGCGGCTACGCGAAGCCCGGTATGCCTCCTGGCATGAGTCAAGATCAGAAAATGCAGGATTATCAGCGGTTCGTGCAGAACCAGCAGATGAACGGCGCTCCGGTGTTGCCGATGGCGCAGTGGGACAAAATGCGTGTGCCAATGGGCCAACCCGATAACGCGCCACCTCCCGGTATGGGTGGCAAAATTGGTCATTTCGGCATGGACGAATACGGTCGGGGAGCTGGCCAAGGGTTTGGCGGACCGCCTCCTGGCATGGGTGGTATGCCTTCCCAGTTAGGTGGCGGTATGCCTCCACCCGGTATGGCGGGCCTAGGCCAAGCTGCTATGCAGCAGGCGGGTATGGGCGGTCAGATGCCTCCCGGTGTAGCCACCAAGTTTGGTATGCCTTCTAGCTCCTACAACACCACCACTACGCAAGACATGATGGGTCGCGTGGGTAGCGGGGTGCCGTTTGGTCAGGCGATGGGGCAACTGGGCATGGGCGGCGGTATGCAGCCTCAAATGCCACCGCAGCCTCAAATACAAACGGCTCCACCTCGACCTCCATCTCCATCTCAAGCGGCACCTATGAAAAATGGTGGCATGGCTAAACCGATGGGTTACGCCAAAGGCGGCAAAGTCATGGGAAAATTTGCAGCTGCTCCTCAAGGCATGATTAAGAACCGTGGTACTTTGGGCGTTGTGGGCAATAAGAATCCTGGCGAGACCAAAATGAATACAGCGCCTAACTTGCCAAGCGAAAAAACGATGATGAATAAGGGCGGCAAAGCCATGATGGGTGGTGGCAAAATGATGAAGAACTCTGCCATGAAAAAAGGCGGAATGGCTAAGTCAAACAAGAATTGCTGAACCATTAGGTCTTGCATTATAATTTGTCAATACTGGGCGAGCTGAGACAGCTGCCATCTGACTACTAAAACGGGGTTAGTATGGCATATTCAGGCACAGTGAGCACAACGACGTTTAACGCACTGAAGGTGGTAGACCACGCCTTCAGGCGTTGCCGTCTGCCTGCTCAGGCCATATCTGCAGAGATGCAGACCTATGCTTTAGAGTCTCTTTATTTGTTCTTGTCAGAGCTGGCAAGCATCAAAACACCAAGTTGGTGCATTGAGAAGATGGTCCTTCCAATGTATGAGAATCAACCGATCGTTACGCTGCCTAATGGCACGGTTGAAGTCCTGAACCTAAACTACCGCACCATTCAACCGGTGACAGGCACGACTACAACCACCTCGACGTCTTACACGGTCAACTTTACAACTCAGACCACGGTCGATATTGTGGGGGTAGAGTGGTCAGGCGCATCGACGCCTTTGACTTTTCAAGTCAGCACAAACGGCACGGTGTGGGTAACGGTAGGGACATTTACAGATACAGCAAGCGCAGGCGAGATTGTTTGGACTGACATTTCTGGTGCATTGGCCTACCAATACTTCAGAATCACAGCTACGACAACTTTTAACTATGCCGTAGTGAGCCTAGGCAACATGCCTCAAGAGATTCCGCTAGGCCAGTTGAACCGAGATAGCTATGTTAACCAGAGCAACAAGGTGTTTCCTGGCAGGCCTAGCAGCTACTATTTCCAGCGTGACTTGCCACAACCTGTTGTAAATTTGTGGCCAGCTCCATATTCGGCAGCTGAACAGGCTCAGTTAGTTCTTTGGCGTCATCGCCAGATTATGGACACGGCAAACCTTCAACAAGACGTAGAAGTGCCTCAGCGTTGGCTCAATGCAATCATTGATGGCTTGTCGGCTGAGGTTGCTGCTGAGACACCGCAAGTTGACCCGCAAATGATCCCTGTGCTTGAGCAAAAAGCAGCCTCAAGCTTACAGCGGGCATGGGACGGCGATAACGATGGGTCACCCATCCAGATCAACCCAGGCATCGGGGTTTACACAAGATGAGTGTATTCCTAGACCCGAGTGGACAAGCCACGTATGGCATTGCTATATGCGGCCGGTGCTCGCGCAAGATGTTGCTTGCTGAGTTGTCGCCAGACCCAAATTACCCTGGCCTAATGGTTTGTGAGCAAGACCGAGATGAGTACGACCCGTACCGCCTTGCGCCGCGTCGCCCTGACCAGATTGTCCTTCCGTTCAACCGTCCGGACACACCAATCAACACTCACCCGGCAGGTGTAATTCAAGAAGCCGGTGATGAGTTCTTTATTACTGAAGACGGTGACGGCTATTTGGAGTTTTAAATGTCTGACGTACCTAGCAATCTAATCCCCACAAGAATCACGCAGCTGCCAACGGCGCCTGTGGCTGATGAAAACTCTCTGATGATGATTGTCTACCAAGGCAATAATTATCAAATTCGTGTTGGTGATTTGCTCAGTGTTTCAGGCGTGCCTATAACTAGGCAAGTGATTGCCGGTACTGGCATGACCGGCGGTGGTGCGCTTTCTAGTAACGTGACGCTTAGCGTTGCCCCAGGCGGCATAGACACATCACTGCTTGCTAACTCAGGCGTCACGCCTGGTGTTTACGGCTCGTCTTCACAGATTCCGATATTGACTGTGGACTCAACTGGCAGGGTCACGGCCGCCTCAGCAACTGCCGCTGCTGGCTCAGGCACAGTGACCTCTGTAGCTGCGACCGTCCCTACTGGGCTTGAGGTTGCTGGGTCGCCTATCACCAGCACAGGCACATTAGCTTTTAGTTACTCGATAGGCTACTCAATCCCGACCACGGCAAGTCAAAGCACTTGGGATACTGCCTATGCTGATCGTTTTAAATGGGATGGCGGCTCTACAGGGTTGGTAGCTGCAACTGGCCGCACTTCACTTGGGCTAGGCACCATGGCTACGCAAGATGCCTCTTCCGTGTCTATCACAGGCGGCTCAATCACCGGCATAACTGACTTGGCTATTGCTGATGGCGGAACAGGAGCTTCCACTGCAACAGCTGCGTTTGACGCTTTGGCTCCTACCACCACTAAGGGCGATCTCATTGTCCGCAATGCTACTGTCAATACCCGTATTCCTGTGGGCACTGACACTTACATTTTGGTTGCGGATTCTACGGAAGCCGCCGGCATAAAGTGGGCTGCGCCCCCAAGCGGCTCAGGCACAGTAACTAGCGTTGGAGGTACGGGTACTGTTAATGGTATCACCCTTACCGGGACGGTCACTTCTTCAGGTAACTTGACCTTAGGCGGTACTCTCAGCGGTGTAAGCCTTGCTACACAAGTCACGGGTACTTTGCCAGTAGCTAATGGTGGTACAGGTCAAACTACTGCTTCTGCTGCATTCAATGCTTTGTCACCTGTCACCACGACCGGCGACTTAATCATTGGCAATGGCACAAATAGTGCTACGCGCTTAGCAATTGGCGCTAATGGTTACTTGCTGACATCTGACGGCACTACGGCGTCTTGGGTTGCCGCGCCAGCAGGAGGCGTTACGTCGTTTAGTGCAGGCACAACCGGTCTGACTCCAGCAACTGGAACAACCGGTGCTGTAACGCTTGCTGGCACATTGGCTATAGCAAACGGCGGTACAAACTCAACTGCTACTGCTACGGCAGGCGGTGCTGGTTACGGCACCGGAACAGCACATGCATACACTGCGGCAGGAACTGCCGGTCAGGTATTGACCTCTGCAGGTGCTAGCGCACCTACTTGGTCAGGTATCAATGGAGGCACATTCTAATGATTGAAGAACTTATTGAGCGCCTATTCCACGCTAGGAATGCAGCTCACATTGCTCATTGGAAGACTAAGTCCTATGCTGAGCACAAAGCTCTTGGTCACTATTACGAAGATGTGATTGAGAAACTTGATGACTTGATTGAGGCTTATCAAGGTACTTTTGGCATCATTGGCAGCGTTGAGGATCAAGAGAAAAGCATTAAAAAAACAATTCACGATGATATAATTTGGCTGAATGAAAACCGTAGCAAAGTTGCTAAAGGGGTTCCAGCCTTAGAGAACATCGTTGATGAGCTCACAGGGGTGCACATGAAAACCCTTTACAAACTTGAAAATTTGAGGTAACACTATGGCTGCATCAGGCTTTACACCCATTCAACTTTACCGCACTACAACTGCTGCGGCTGTGCCTTTGGCGGCAGACCTATCTGCAGGTGAGCTGGCCATTAACACCACGGATGAAAAGCTGTATTTTAAAAATACAGCAGGTACGGTAACGCTGCTTGCATCTAGCCTTGTTGGCCCTGCAAACGGTGGTACAGGTGTAGCAAACAATGCGGCAATGACTGTCACCGGTTCCGGCAACTTTGCGTACACGAGAACGCTAACCGGAACAACAAACGTCACATTTCCCACAACGGGAACTTTGGCAACTTTGGCGGGCACTGAAACTCTGACCAACAAACGAATTAACCCTCGGGTAGTTTCAGCAGCTTCAGCAGCCACTCTGACTCCAGACATAGCTACCGCCGATCAGTACGCCTACACAGCTCTTGCTGCTGCCCTGGCTATCAACGCTCCTACGGGAACGCCTGTTGATGGAAACAGGCTAATATTTCGCTTCTTAGACAACGGCGTGGCTCGGGCACTGACCTGGAATGCAACGTATACCGTTATTGGCACAATCCTGCCTACAACAACAACAGTCAGCAAAATGCTCTACGTTGGCTGCATTTATAACGCAGCAAATACCCGCTGGGATGTGGTTGCTGTGACCACGCAAGCATAAGGAGCCATCATGCAAATCAGATTCACTTTTGAAACCAAGTACGGCCCATTTTCTGATGCGCTGTATCTTGATGAAGACCACACCTTCACGGAAGCTGAAGTTGAGGCAATGAAGCAAGAGCGCTTGACCAATTGGATCACCATGATGGAGTCGCCACCAACTGAAGAGGCTCCACCGGCCGAGGAGGTCTAAATGGCAAATCGCTATTGGGTTGGCGGTACTGCTGCTTGGGATGGCACTGCTGGCAGTAAATGGGCGCTGACATCTGGCGGCGCTGGGGGCCAAGCTGTACCTACGTCTGCTGATGATGTGTTCTTTTCAAGTCTGTCCACAGGTACTTGCACGATCTCAGCGGGCAATACTGGTGCAAAGTCAATCACTTGCACGGGGTTTACAGCAACATTAGCTGGGTCTGCTGCAATAAGTGTTTCTGGCAGCGTTTTGCTCGTTGCTGGTATGACTTACACATACACCGGCACAATGTCAATCTTAGCGACCGGCACTATTACAAGTGCCGGCAAGTCGTTTGGTTCTGTCACGGTAAATGGCTCAGGAATTACCGTAACGCTTGGTAGTGCCTTGACGCTTGGGATTACAAATACTTTTACCTTGACCCAGGGCACTGTTGACCTTAATGCTTTTACTCTTAGTGCAGGCATATTTAGCTCAACCAACACCAACACCCGCGCAATTACATTTGGTAGTGCCAACATTGCACTGACAAGTACAACCGCTGCAACAACCATACTTAATATGGCAGATGCCACTAACTTTACCTACACAGGTACTGGCGGTTTCACTCGCAACATGGCGGCAACAGCCACAGTGGTATTTGGAACAACTGCTGGCAGCACAACAAATGCCCCAAATATAAATTTCAACGCTGGCGCAAGTGCATTAACAATTACTGCTAATAGTTGGTTTAATAATTTAATTTTTGACAGTACTAGCACTTCCACCGTCACCGCTTCTGCCGTAAATATTACAGGGAATTTAACTCTTGACAGTGGTGGTACATACACGGCTCTTGTACCAACATTTCAAGACACCGGGACTGTTACCAGCAGCGGAAAAACACTTGGCAATACCACAGTTAATGGGTCAGGCATCACCGTAACACTTGGTGATGCTATGACGGTTGATATTGCCAGTACTTTTACTTTGACCCAAGGAACTGTTAACCTCAACGGTTTCACTCTTAGCACTGGCGCATTTAGTTCAAACAATACAAATACCCGTGTAATTACGTTCGGTAGCGCAAATATTGCACTGACAAGCACAAGCGGCAGTACCATAATTTTGAACATGGATGATGCCACAAACTTTACCTACACAGGTACAGGTGGTTTTACTAGAAATATGGCTGCAACAGCAACCATAGACTTTGGAAACACCGCTGGCGGCACTTCAACTAATGCCCCCAATCTAACAGTCAACGCAGGAGCAAGTGCTTTAACCATCACCGCAACAAGTCATTTTAAAACAATAGACTTTACTGGAAGCACTAGCACAGTAACCGGAACGGCAACGCTTTATTCAAGCCCGACACTTGCTGTTGGCGGGACATATACCGGTCTTTCCTTTGTATATACAACAACCCAGTCTTTTAACAGCGGTGCTAAATCAATTGGTGGTCTTACAGTAAATGGCTCAGCCATCACCTTAACCCTTGCTGCCAATTTAACTGTAGCCGTTACCGGCACTTTTACCCTAACTCAAGGCACTCTTGATCTCGGAGGCTTTTCTCTTTCCACCGGCATATTTAGCTCAAGTAATACCAACACTCGCGCAATTACATTTGGCAGTACAAATATTACGCTAACGGGTGCTAATGTTACCAGATTAAGTATGGCTGATGCCACAAACTTTACCTACACAGGCACTGGTGGCTTTATTGTAAATGTTAATTCAGACATAACACTGACGTTTGGAACCACTGGTGGAAGTTCAACTAACGCACCAAACTTGGTAGCTAATAGTGCCGGTGTAAGTGACACTTTAACTTTTACCGCAACAAGCCATTTTAAAACAATAGACTTTACTGGAGCCGATTGTGACACACTTGGTGCGGTAATTGTTTATGGCAATGTAACTTTTGATCCTGCTGGTACGTATACCGCTGGTTTTACAGTAACATTTTCAGGAACAGGGACTTTTGATTCACAAGGCCAAACGATTAGTTTTTTAAATATTAATGGTTCTGGTATTGTTGTAACGTGTGCAGATGCAATTACTGTAGGAGGCACTCTAACTTTTACTGATGGAACTTTAAGACTTAGGCGATCACAAACCACCACAGTTGGCTCATTTGTTACATCAGGAACAACTCTTAAATATCTAGAAAGTACAACATCTGGGACGCAAGCAACTCTCTCTGATGCAGCCGGCACAAACACGGTGACCTACCTGTCTATTAAAGATTCCAACGCCACAGGCGGGGCTACTTTTAATGCAATCAGTCCCACCAACGTCAACGCTGGCAACAACGCAGGCTGGATTTTCGGAGGCAGCGGCTTTTTGATGTTCTTTTAATGGATAGAGGTAATGATTGACCTGACCAAAGCCATTGGAGCAGTTGCCGCTAGTGTTGCTGCACTGGGCGGGAGTTACACCTTGGCCGACAAGTTTGGTTGGTTTGACAGGGCCATCATCGAGTGGTCTCCAGAGAATTTTAAAATTGTGGCAGAAGCTGGACAGCCCATCAATGTCACGGTTGCAAGGATTAAGAAGCGGGATGACTGCTCTGTTGAGAGCTTTACGCCAAACATCCGTGATGCAGCAGGCATGGTGCATGAGGCGACTACCACCGCGAGTAAGTTCAGCGGCCCAGCAGGGCCAGAGATTGACACGTTTACCTACCAACTTACTATGGTGCAAAAAGAAAAAATTGCGCCGGGCAAGGCCACGCTGCTGGCGACGATTAAATACAAGTGCCCAGAGGGGGAGCGCGTTGTTCAATACCCGCGCCATCCAAACCTAAGTTTTGATTTGAAAGGATAGCTGATATGGACTGGCTTAAACAAATTGCACCAACAATCGCCACCGCGCTTGGGGGGCCCTTGGCAGGCATGGCGGTGTCTGCTATTAGCAAAGCCATTGGAGTTGACCCCGAAAAGGTTGGCGACCTCATCTCCAGCAACAAACTTTCAGCAGAGCAAATAGCTCAAGTCAAAATTGCTGAGATTGAGTTGCAGAAACAGGCTCAAGAGCTTGGCCTAAACTTTGAAAAGCTGGAGGTTGAAGACCGCAAGTCTGCTCGGGATATGCAGTCCAAAACCCGCAGCCTGATGCCTCCAATACTTGCTGGAACAGTCACGATAGGCTTTTTTGGCATTATGGTGATGATGTTCATTGGCAAGGTAGACAGCAGCAACCCAGCGATTCTGATGATGCTGGGTAGCTTGGGAACAGCTTGGACGGGCATCATTGCTTACTATTTTGGCTCTAGTGCTGGTTCACAAGCTAAGACAGACTTGTTGAGCAAAAAATGACGCCCCACTTTACCTTTGCGGAACTGACCACCACGAGCCACAGGCAGTTTGACAATACGCCAAACGAAGCCGAAACCGCCAATCTTCAGCGCCTTGCTGAGTTCTTGGAGCAGGTAAAAACGGCGCTAGACGGCAAGCCAATAATGGTCAACTCTGCCTTTCGGTCTAAAGCGGTCAACGACAGCGTTGGCTCTAAAGACACTAGCCAGCACAGGCTAGGCTGCGCTGCGGACATCCGCGTCCCTGGGATGACCCCTGATGCCGTGGTACGCGCAGTGATTGCTGCCGGTTTGCCGTTTGACCAGATCATTCGTGAGTTTGATGCTTGGACGCACATCAGCGTAACGAACACGCCGGATGGAACTCCGCGTAGGCAGGCGCTTATCATTGACAAAGCAGGCACTAGGGTTTTTGCCTAATTTATCCTACAACAAGTTTCAAGGTTATAATTCATCTAAACGGCGCATGCTGAATCAGCGGCTAATACCCATGGAGTGTATA